TTATCTAACTGTATAGTCCAGACTAATCCAGCCAGCGCCAGACTTGAGTTTGCCCCACTTTGATGCTCCAGTACCGGAAGCTTCATCAACAATGGTCAGTGACATCGTCTCTGTGATCTTTCCAGCAACTGGGGATTTTGTGGTAGGCTGTTCACGGATGTTAAGGACGTGATCTGGGATGAAGGCAACGTCTACTTTAACCATATAAGGTGTGACTTTCTTTGTATAGTTGAGTCCGAATCCCTGCTGAATACCAGCGATGATTGCCGACGCAATTTTAGTCTTATTGACTAAGTACCAATCCATGTCATCCTGATCCGTCACAAAGCAAGTTTCCAGCACCGCGTGGGACACGCCCTGCGCACGTACCTTTGACTGAACCATAAGACCATTCTTATAGCTTTCCTGTCGCTGTGTGACCACCACACCATCCCATGCCTGTCTGCTGCCAATTGAATAGAGGTTGTTCAAAATCGCGTCTTCAACAGAGTGACCTGTCTCGGATTTATCAATGTAGACCATGGAACCTTTCATCTTGCCGTCACCGGCGAAATCAGCAGTGGCAGATGCATTGAAATGGACCTCAAGTACATAGGTGTATTGTGTAAAGTCGTACTGGCCGCCATTTTTGAAATAGCTGTAGTGGTTGCGATCCGGAGCCACATCACACGATACACCCGCTCGATCAGCTGCAGCTTTGATAAGATCTCGCAGTTCTCGTGTAAGTGCTGCCTCCTGATATCCGTTTCCTACGGCTCCTGGATCCCATGATCCGTCTACATTTCTGCCGTGTCCGGCCATTACTAATAATCTAAAACTCATCTTCTTTTCCTCCTTCTTTTTGCCAAAATAAAAGTGTCCCCACTTATTTGATATGGAATCACTGCCCAAATAGTCATAAGCTCTGAACAGATCAGCAAGCTTTTCCTTGTTTGGCTGACCGTTTCCGTCCGAATACTTGGCGAAACTCCGGAACTGCAAGATCTCTGCATCCTGAAAGCGTCGCTCTCCCTGCTCAAAAACAGCCTGCGCCGCCTGAAGGCACTGTGGATCGTACTGATCTGACGGTGTTGTGAATGCAGATGCCAGGCAATTGTCTAAGTCTTTGTAAGACGGTAATAGGTCATGGATGCACTGGGCAATGGCAAGCAAAGCATTGTAATTTTTCCCAGAGAATATGCCACCTTCGGCATATATCACTTTTGCAATCTTTATTAGTTCTGCTGTTGTCATTTGACTGTTCCTTTCTTGCGCTATTTATGAGCCGGCGCAAAAAAGGAGAGCCGAAGCTCTCCCATAAAAAATATTATTCATCGTCCTGACTCTGATTGATTGCCTTATCTGCTACCTCAAGACCTTTAGTCAGAATGCGAGGTACGTTGTAGCCCATCTCAACGAAATTTTCCAAGATTGATCTCAGCTCATTGACAATCAATGATGCCAGAACAAACCAACCTAACAACACGGTAATCTCAAGGTTGATACCCAATGTCGCTCCGATCTCAACGAACACGGCAGATGCACCAAAAGCCACCGCGATCATCAGCCAATAGCCAAGCTTTTTTAAGACGCCCTTCCAACCTGCGGAAGAGCTTTCTTTATGTGCCAGGCGTGATTTTGCCCAACCGGTAATCCAGTCGGCCACATTGAATGCCAAGAACAAAGCGAATAATGCCCAGTGTTCTCCAAAAATGTAAGTAAGCACTGCAATTACCGCACCTGCAGCTGCGTTATATGTATCTAATATTTTCATGACTTTTTATCCTTCCTTTCTGTTTCGAATCTAATTTTACAGCAAAAAATAACCCCTGATGGGGCTGCTCTAATATAAATCATATTTTCTCCTAACAAAAATACCGTGGGCATTTTACCCACGGTATCACTGTTTATTTCCCTCTTATCTAATTTCAACGAGCACATTATATTTTAATAAGATTGTATATAGCTGAGAAATTGTAAAATTTCCATCTACATTTGCCTTATTCACAAAACTGCACTTATAATCAATCTTATTACTTTTTAAAAAGTCATTAATTTTATCTATAAATACTCTTTTGATCGTTAACTGCCTGACTTCTTCCATAATATTTTCAATATCTGTTACATCAAATGTGCTTAATTTATGAAGTCTAAGTTCATCTTTGCTCATATCAATCACTCCATTTTCGTTTTCTTTTTTGAACTTTTTCTCCATTTCATTAAGCAATCTAATTTGATTCACCAGCATGTACTTAGTATCCGATGAAATTTTTTCAGCATCCTTGTTATACCTCCATGATTGATATATAGCTCCGCTTCCAAGGATTACTGTTACTATAAAAGAAATCAATGATAAAATATTCCAAATCATTTTTGTTTACTCCTTTCCCAATAATTATACAACTGCCAAAGAAACTTTTCAAGAATATTAGAATGCTTTTGTTTGTGTTTACTTACATAATATCGCCCTGCTCAAGATTTAACGTATGGTAGAATGAGCAAAAGATAAGCCCGTTAGGGCATTGAAACACGCCCTAATTTAGTTAATTAGTTCTTATAGTATTTCCCCATGCAATAACTTCCATGTTGTCTGCCCTTTCCACAGTTATTACTCTTTCAAGTTTTGGTTCTACTCTTAGTGAGCATCCACAGACAAACATTTGAGAAATTTCTTTCGATGTACCATAATTAGCACATAATGTAGTTCCATCTATGTAGACCCCCCGAATTACAACTTTTGATTTTGCTTTGCTATCTTCTGCGAAAAGCGTATTATGGTATGATATATTATCAACATTCCCTACCGCCTTGTAATATCCATCCTCAATTAGCACGTCTCCGTATTGTCCAAGCCCTCCTCCGATAGCCTGATGCGCTCCCCAAGAACAGCCCGATGAATCATGGATCATAGTGCATCTAATATATTTATTGTGATATGGATCTGACGCAATGCCCCGTTCATCATGTACAGAGTAACGGCAATTTGTTGATTCAATCCATGCGTTTTCAAGAGTGAAGCCATATTCCCCACTGTTAAAAGGTGAAAAACATTCGTGTACTTTTGTGTTGCTTCCTTTGTAATTGAACAATACTTTTGATCCATTCGCGAAAATAACATGTACTCTATTTTTTAAGAAAATGCCAATCATCCAAGTACCGCTATACGAATCCAAATATTCTTCTCCAAATTCTTCTACGAGATCAAACGTTTCTGCGTCAACATATACGATAGAATCCATAAATTTTGTTGCTTCTTCGATTACTCCCTTAAGAGTTTTATACTCTCGACTGGAACCACAATAATATATTTTTTCTTTTGGCTTTAAAGTATTTGAATTGATATCATATAAGCCTTCTTTATACTCTTGCGGAAGTTCTCCATTCGCCCACATAGGATAAACAGTTGTCGGTACCTCATTCAAAGTAAGATATAAATTAAAATTATAATCTATTGTTATGGTAGTTTCTTTTCCATTAACATCAGAGTATCCCAAATCTGATGCTTTGCTGACTGCTCCAGTATCAACGTTTTTGATATACGTAAATGGTGCAGACATTCTATTAAAGTGATATGTTCCTTTAGGGAGATTTTCTATTTTTTGTGTAAAGTAATTGTTAGCCACGGTTATACTATCTGCCCCAGTATAAAAAGTATTATCAACCCACTCCGAAATTAAAAGATACTGCTTTACTGGCTCCATAAAGTTGTATAACCCATTAAAATCGTCTGTCTTGGCTATTATAGGCAGTATTTTTTGATCAATATATTTCCCTACAAGTGATTTTTCTAGGTTTAGTGAATACACACCATATACATACTCTTGCGGAAGTTCTCCATTCGCCCACATTTTATATTTTGCCCAATTCGTGTTAGTTAAGCATACATCAAAATCAAACTTCACAGTAATTGTACCTAATTCTTTTGATGCATTTCCAACTTCTTCAAATCCTAATTGCTTAGCAGAACTTACTTCTCCTGTCTGGAGATTCTTGAAATATGTGAAGGGGACAGATAGAGAATTTACATAGTATGTTCCTGCTTTCATGTTAGCTAGTTTGATGCAAGTGTATTCATCGTTAGCGATTCGATTGTCAAACCCACCATAATATCCTTTTATAATTTTGTTATTATCTATATATTGCTTAACAGCATTCCCTAAGTCGCTATCTATATCTGACTTTAATCCAGAGACATCCTCATTCAGCTTCACGTAATCTTGTGGAATACTTTCAGCTACCTGATCGACAATCTTCTGCGTTGCTTTTGCAACCGCATCAACTACATCTGATTTGGACATGTCAGCATTAACTGGCATACTCTTTGGATTTACCACAAAATAAAATGGAGCAGATTCTATCGTCTCCGCTCCAGATACCATTTTTATTTTACATCGTACCTTTCCGGCCACCGCAACCATCTGCTGCTGTACAATAACTGTGACTTCTCCATTTGAATATGTACATGCAAAAGAGAAAAATTTTCCATCATCTTTTCTGCCTTCTATTGTTGCAGTTGCAGATGCAGGTGCTGTCCAGCTGCCATCTGAAGAATACAGCTTAAAAATAAAAGTCCTGCACTTATCATCATTCTGCGATACATTAATATGTATTGGTGAACCCTTATCTGGCACCATGTTCAAATTATATCTTACTTCAATCATGATTATTCCTTTCCAGTTTCTCTACTCGAGCTGTAAGCGCCTTTACTGCCCCGATCAGATCTGATATCAGCTCGATGTAACCCAATGCTCCATACTCAATCTGCTTTGATTTTCCATCTGGCTGCTTCTCCCACCGCAAGAATTTTCCAAGCAGCGCGCAATTCTTGCTTTTAACGATGGGCTCAACGTCTTGATAGATGAGGCCGTAATGGTACATCTCATCTTTATCGGCTGTGTATCGGTATGCTGCTGGCTTAAGTTTGCAAATGAATTCCAAGCTCGTCTCTTCGTCCAGATACTGCACCTTGTCCTTCAGACGCGCATCCGATGCGGTGTTGACTACGGCAACATTAAGCGTGCAACTCTGCGGCGTATCTCCATCTCCTTGTCTCTTACCATACATACTTATCACGTTGGAGCTGCTCTGCTCGATACGTGCTGTATAATCAGCAGTTTGCTGATCTATGCTTTCTGCTAAATGGAAATCTATGTAAGGTGTATGAGCTGCTGAGTCATTATTTCCAAATATTTCTAACCCGTAATCAACAAAGATCGCCTTGTCGAAGTACACATCCTGATCCGTATATGCCCCATCTACAAGCTTTCCATTTCGGGACGATATTGGTCCTAGTCGAAAACGACCATCTGTATTGATAAAGCCTTTTCCAACCTTTAAAATACCATTGTTGATCAAGACCTCACCTGTCTTCATATCTACACAAAACAGCGTATTGCCTTCTCCGTCCGATACTAGAAGCTTTCCAGTTTTGATGTAGGTTGCATCGAGTCCAATCAAGTAAATTTTCTCCAAAATTGCAGTTCCATCCCAACTGAGTCCGTTGTAACTGTTTCCACCATCTGACGAGAATAAAATTCCTGCATCATTTACCTGGATAATCGTGTACGATTCCTCTAAGGTCTTCTTATCATGCAGGAACCAATTGTGTGCTCCATCTTTTCCAATATCCGTAACGTACAGACCAGATGCCTTTCCCATCTTGTCTACAAGGTCAGCGATGGCCTTTTTACGGGCTTCCCGTTCCAAGTTGATTATTTTCTCAATCTTGGTATCTGTGTCTCGTCTGGCTGCATCTGCGCTTCCTGTGTAGGTTTTGAGCGTATTACCGACTGTGATTTTATAATCTGATCGGTCTAACAGATTTCTGTCCAGCGTCACAATGGGGCTTCTAAAATCTAACTTATGACATACACTGATACACCTTACATTCTTCATGAAGCGAAAAGACTCAACTTTGACGCCTGTTCCTGACAGATCTGCCGCGGTCACTGTGATTGACTCAACCGACTTGAGTGCTTCCTTTAGATCTTCCTTACCCTTACGAAGCAAATTCTCTGGAAGAGTCACATCTTCATGCTCTATAGTCTTAAGAACCAGACCATACTTTGATACCGCGTCATCGTCCTGCACATAATCTTTTCCACTGTTGACTGATTCAATGGTCAAATATTTTTCTTCTCCATCCTCAGCTTCCTGCTTTTTCCCAAGCGGAATCACTGCTGTGGCAAAGCCAGAATCAATCTCTTTTACCTGGTCAATGTCAATGACGTTTTCCCCATATTTAGCTGTCTGCTCATTATTCTCTCGAATCTCTGCCAGACAGTCCAAGTATGTCACACCATTTTCCCAGCGCTCCACCAGAAAACAGTCCATCTTGTCAAGAAGCTTCTCTTGCAGTTCTTCCCAAGTTGATGGGTAATGTATATTGGACCTGACAACATAATCGTTTGGATCTGATACTGTAATATTCCCCACAACAAATTGACGCTCTTTCTCGACCTGCGCGTTATGCTGCGTGATCAAGAAGGTAAAATACTCTCTGGGACTTCCGGAGAATTCGTATGGGCGAACGATCGTATCATTGAGATATGCCAAATCGCCTTCTGCTGTGTGCTCTGTATCTCCCCAAAAGTCAGGATTGTTTTTGATGATACGACCCTTAAAAAGCGTCTCATCATCTTCTTTTACTGTTACTCTGGTGACTCCCGGAGTGATTGCCAAGTCTGCATATTCATGGTCTGTTGGAATGATAAATTTCAGTGTTCCAGCCTTGTTTTTAGCCTGGCTTAACTCTGCTTCCTCCAACTGCAGCTTTTCAATACGAGGATCATAAATCTTTTTAGAATCGGAATATATTGTGATCATAATGATGCCTCCTGGTAACTTACTGCAACTGTTCCTGTGCCAATAAATTCAAGCAGGTTCTCTCCTGCCGTGAAGATGATCTCCGAAATACTATTTTCTCCAGATGCAAGAGTATATGTCTTTCCGGAAAAAGTCACTGTCATGGCGGCGCTGCACTGAATGTCCGGAATCACGTTTCGCTGCAGGTTATAGCAAAGCAGCTCGGTCTTTCCAGACACAGTAATTTCTCTGTATGTCAACTCTCGTTTGTATCGATACGGATCATAGGTGATCGTAAGCTCTACAGAAGACCAATGACCATCACATGACTCTTTCACAGAGATTCGCCCGCTTAAATAGAAATCCAGATCATATGGAAAAACAATCTGGCACTTCTTTCCATGACAAAGCTGCTTAATGCACATTGTCTTTTGATAATGTTCTGGCATGTCGGCTTGCTTTGACAATTTAACCTGCATGGTTCCTGACTTATATCGGATAATGCCGTCCTGCTCTGTATAATCCAAACTGCCATCCATGCCGGTGATGTCGATATATTTTGTCTTTGGTGTCGGAGCGGTTCGGATAATGATGGTTTCGATGTCGTATCCATAGTCTTCCAGAAGATCTACACTATTGATCATCAATCCTTCCATCACATCACCCCTCTCTGATTCATCTGTGCATACTCTTGTAATCCGGCATTGATACGACTTGTCATCACTTTGCCGACTTTCTTGCCATCCAAGCGCACATCCATCCCATCTATCGCAGATGCTACAACTTCTCCCAACCGATCATAATCAAAGTCTGATGAGCCCGTCTCCTGCGACTCTGGAGCTGATCGCGCAACAGTCTCCATGGTAGACTCCGTGGCTCTCTGTGCCAGTTCTGCATCCATGGTATAAGATGCCTGACGGATCTGATCGACTGCCCAGCCTAGATCAAGATCGGGCAGAAGCACATCTTTAAAGCCATCCAATGTTGCATCTGCTGTATCGGTTGCAGCTTCCTCAACCTGTTCTTTCCCCTCCTCAATACCGCCTGCCCATCCTTCCGGAACGTAAAGTGCATCGGCTTTTGCTGCTGCGGATGGTGAATGAATCTGAGCGGTTGCGCGGAATGCGGCAAGAGCCGCTCGTGCTGAGCTAGCAGCTGCTGCTGCTACACTGCCCTGTCCAGCATATATGCCTGCCGCAAAGCCCTCTGACAGATATCTTCCAGTGCTCTCTGCCTCTCCCCGATATTCACGAGTCCTTCTGACATACTTGTCTGAAAGCTTTGATGCTGTTCCTGCTGTATCAGCAGAACCTAGTCCCAGATTCATCGCATTACTAACTGCAACACCATCAATCCATGCCAATGTTGTTCCAGCAACTAAAACACCAAGAAGTGATGCCATCAATTTTCCTGCTGTTTTGGCAGTATCTGCAGATCCTAGACCATCATCGGTTGCATTTGAAATGTCAACTGCAGCATTCTCGGCATTCTCTTTCTGCGCCTCTGCTCCAGTAATGTAACCAACAATATTGCCAGAGCCAATCTGTGTTGTTGCGTCTGTATCAGTCAAGCCGTCCTCTGTTGCACCTGCGAGTGAAATTGCAGTTGTTGACACTTCTGGTTGCTTTGACTCAGCACCAGTAATGTAACCAGCAATGTTATCGGAACCAATTTTTGTTGTTTCATCCGGTATCGTAAGCTTTTCCATAAAATCATAGGCAATTGATTGGAGAGATTCATCTACCTGCGGACGTTTGGAATCAATTCCATCGGCTGTAGCCTGAGTTGCGTCCTGAGCTGCTTGTTGAGCTGTGCTTACAAGACGCTCAGCATAAGCCTTATATCCTGTCTCAGCCTCTGCGTTTTCATCTGCAATCTCCACGGACACTTTGTAGTACTTGTCCCAATTGTCATTCAGATCTTGAATATATTGAACATTCCCTGCGTTAATCTCCTGGGCAATCGCTGCCACAAGAGAAGCTGACTGCGGTCCTAAATCACGCAAATATTGAACAAATCCTGTATCAAGTGCAACTACCGAATTTGTTGATACATCTGTTACTCCTTGTGTCAATGCATCAAGATTTGCGGCATAATTGGTCATTCCGTTAACGCAAGATGCAAAGTTTTCAAGTGCTTTGGCAGCCGTAATCTCTGCTCCAGCAGACCATTCGCTATATAAACTTAGCTGTCCCATAATAGAGCCTTGAGCGCTTTCATACGCACTTTTATATGCTTCTTGCAAGGTCTGAAACTTCTCTGCTATCTCTCCGGTTGTTTTATAAGTCTGACCAGCATATTCAATTTCTGAGGTGAGAAGATCTTGATTGACTGTAATTGCACCTTTTTTTGCATCTGTACCGTCTTCTACTGCATCTTTCTCTTCTTTCTGGGCATCTGTTTCTCCGATCAATCTTTCCTTAACCCGATCAACCGTCTTTTCATACTCTTCTGCGGTTTCGTTTGCCTTATCTTGAGCTTCCTGAGCACGATCAACCTCTGCACTCAAAGATTCTATACTTAATGCCAAATCTTCTAGCTCATCATCAGTATTACCTGTAATATCATAATAATCTTGCAAAGACTCAACCACCTGATGATTTGGGCCAAGAGCTTCGTCAACACGTTCATTCCAACGCTTCTGCGCTTCTGTCAATCCATCCTGTGCCTGCGTCAACGCTAACGTTGCATCAAATCGTGCTTGATATACCTTTTCTAATGCTTCTTGCGCTGATGCTTGCATAACCTGTGCTTTTTGGTTATCAAGTAGCTTTTCGATTTCTTGATTTGTTAAATTGATGCTTCCTGTTTCCTCATCATATGCAGCTGCTAACTCAGGGATAGTATCAGATAACTCATCAACAATACGTTTTAGCTGATATTTCTGATATTCATTTTTATTTTCAACCCCATTCAAATCCAAAAGTGTCTTTTTATAACTTTCAAGCTTGCTGGTGTCCACAGCTGCGGCATTCATTGTTTTCTCTGCCGTTTCCAAAGATGCATCAACTGTGTCAAGTGCAGCATTGATATCATCGATATACTGCTCCATTTCAGATCTTGCAGGTGAAATCAAATCCGTTAACCCCTTGAACATGCCTGTCGCCATATCAACCACGGTACCCGCTGGACCCGAAATATAATCATATGCTGCAATTCCAAGTCCTTCTAGAGCAGATCCTGCGGCCGTGATCTTGCCTTGTAAGTTGTTCTGCATCGTATCAGCCATGTTTGCAGCAGCACCGCTAGAGTTACGCAGTTCTTCCTCGTAGCCAGCAATCTTATCAATGCCTTCATTAAGAATTAAGTTTAAACCTGTGATTGAATCAGAAGTAAACGTTGATGCCAGAGCGGCTGCCTTCTGAGCATCGCCCATGCCTTCTGTTGCTGCATCAACATCTGTGATGATATCAGTAAGATCTCTAAAGTTACCCTGCGCATCCATAACAGCCACGCTGGTCTCTCCGATCTGGATCGCACCCTCATCCATCTTGGCTGTAAGATCTCGCATGATCGCAGCCAGCTGAGTACCGGCTTCTGATCCCTTCTTACCCTGGTTGGCCATACCTTCGAGGAGCGCCGTTGTTGTCTCAATGTCCTGTCCACTCGCATTAAGATTAGCGGCACAATTTTTGTATGCCTCTCCCAGCATCTCAGCTGTGGTATTTGAATGTGCCTGAGCATATGCCAGCATATCTGCCATATATGTGGCCTGATCTGCTTCCATACCGAACGCACTCAAATAATCTGTAACCATATCAGATGCAGCAGCCAAATCCATACCAGATGCAGCAGCAAGCTGAATAACACCATCAACTGCACTAATGGACTGCGATACATCCCAGCCAGCGAGACTCATATATTTGAATGCCTGCGAAACTTCAGTGGCGCTAAAACGGCTAGTGCTACCAAGCTGCTTTGCTTTTGCTGACATCTTCTCTAGTTCTGCTCCAGTAGCGCCAGAAATTGCCTGAACTTCGGACATAGATGCTTCAAAAGCGCTTCCAACTTGGACAACATATTGTGTTGCTTGCTTCACTGCTGCCGTGATTGCAGCTGCACTTACAAAACCTGCGATTACCTGTGTAGCCTTACTGACTGCAGCATCGATGCCAGTGCAACTTGAGTCAATCTCGCTTTCAGCATCTCGAAAACTCTGACTCAAGCCCGATGTATCTGCATTCTCGCCTACCTGATCAGCTGCCTCTTCAACATCTTGAATCGAATCCACAATCTCTTCAGCACTTGCATCAACAGACTCAGATACACCCTGCATATCTTCCGCAAGAGGAGACTGACTGACACCATCTCCCATTCCTTCCAAGGATTGATCCACATCAGCTACGGCATCTGTGATTTGATCCGCGCCCTGCTCCATGACATCCTGTGCATGATCCATTCCTGTCTGAAGATCACTTCCAACATTCTGTCCCATAGATGACAAACTCTTGTCTACTTGCTGTGCTTCTGTCTGCGCTGCTTTTCCAAAATCTTGAATCTTCTTTTCTGCTTCCTGAAGACCTGTCTCAATGCCTTTTTGATCGACACTGGTTTCAATCTTTACCTTTCCATCAGCCACGGCCACTCACCTCCTTCATACGCTGCTTCACATAGTCTTTCATGCGGCGATTACGTTCTGACAGTTTCATCGTGCTTTCTGTGTCCTCGCCTTTTAGCTCATACTTTTTGCGCATCTTCGCGTAAAAGGATTTTTGTTGCTTGGACATGCCAGACATATCCACGGTTCTGTACATCATTATTTTACTGAGTTTGCAAGTATCTGAAAGATTTTCTAATAAAGCACAGAACTTCCACCAGTGCATCCGCAACGGCTGAGTTAGATCGATCTGGTATTCTTGAAGAAAAGCCGACCATATCAGCAGACTGTCTACACCATAGTCAATTGCTCTGGTACGTCTCTGAAAATGTCCTCTGCGCTTTTCCTGCTCGTCTTGCTCTTTTCCACAACGAAAGAACCACACAAGCTTTTCTATTGCCTGTGTGGTCTGTTCTGGGGCTTTCTCCATGTAAAAGATGTTTAATGCAGACAAAATCCGATCTGTATCACTCAGTTCTTTGTCATGCATAATCTGATCAATCAAAATAATGGTGCGGAAGTCTGCGTTTATCAGATATTCCACACCATTAACTAAAACCTTATCAGGTAGCTGTTCCAGGAGCCAGTTCATACTTTTTCACCGCCTCTGCCAGATTTTCATATTTCTTTGCAATGCAGCTGCGCCGCACTACTGCCAGCGCCTGCTCGGCCTGAATCTTTCCAAGGAAATCATAATACGCTGCCTCGGCCTCCTGAACGTCCTTGCAGCCTTTCAGCACATCCGTCTTAGTCGCATCAATGAAAAATTTACGGTACATGCCGATCTGCCATCGGATGTACTCGGACATGGTGTGTCCGGTTGCCTTATATTTTTCATTGGCAGCGGCCATATTACTGACGGCCTTCTCAAAGCGCTTCGCATCTTCTAAGCGTGTATGCTTAAAATCAATTTCCTTCCCGTAAATTTTCATAGCTACTCCTTACTCTCCTGCTGACCAGGTATATTCTTTTGGCTGATCTCCGATCTTACGAAACTCAATATCAATGCCTGCTGAATCGCCACTGTTTCCGGAACCATCATTATTGACAATAATGGTAACCTGTCCCTTCTCGCCAAGACCAGTCAGAATGTTAAAGTACACATAGTTGGTCACAACCTTGTGACCGGTGCCGTACTTGATCGCATTGCTCAGACAATAATCCTGTGCCTCATCACCAACATAGCGATCTCCAGTAACCTTAAAGGTTCGCTGCGTTCCTGTCTTCTGAGTAGACTTACCGGCACGAATATAAGTCTTTTCAGATGTTACTGGATTCAGAGACGCATCCAGTCCGGCAATATTCATCTGTACGACTGCATACTCAGATTCTTTTGTTGCCACTGCTCCTGTCGGTGTCAAATCAATTGCCAGCACCATATCATCCGCTGTTACATCTCCAGTATACTTTGGATTTGGTGTAACATCTTTCATTAATTCTGCTAATTTCATCTTCTAACCTCGCTTTCATAGTAAGTAACGCGGCACTGGAACATGTACCGCGCTGTTAATTGCTCCATATTTACTCCAGCCAGATTTGGCATGTTCTGCAAGACTTCCATTTTCTGCACTCTACAGTTTTCTGGAAACTCTGGATATTCTTTCTTGCGATTCTTCTCCTCTACCCAGTCAATCAGACCTTGCGCAAAGGTCATTGCCTGCAAGTTCACATCATCGCCATATGGACTGTAAGATTTTGTCACAATGATCGTGAAACCATATTCCTTTACAGCTCCACAACGAATGTAGCGCTTCTTAATCTGATCCGCATAGTCCGTCAGAAATGCAACTGAATCTGGTGTTTCTCCTGAGAAGTTAAAATTCATCTCAGTTGAAAGCTCTTCGATCTTTGGTCGGAAGAACTCGACCATTGCATGATGCTTATCCATCTCATCCTCCTGACTTTATATAATTTTCATATGCACGCGCCAATGCGTCTTTACGTTCCACCATCATTGCCTTGTCCCAATGTGATGTCGCTTTTGGATGCGGAAATGAACTGTATTTTAATCCTCTGCCAGTGGGAACCTTTGCGATTCCTGGTCGAGACCAGTAAAGACCTTCGCCATTTGTAAATGCACCTTTCTTTGTTGTCGGATCAACGTATAACTTTCCCTCATACTGATAATGAGCGTATGGAGAATTGTACTCTACAACCCCGTGATCATTCTCTGTGTAGACACTAACGTTCTGGGTAAGAAGCAGGTGCCTTGCTGGAATATATGGAATCATCAAGCGTTCGGCCTCACTTGCTAAAAAAAGAAGGTTGCCACGATCATGGCAGCCACTTGCATCCTCTGCAATCTGTCTTTTTGATTTTGTCCAGTCGAACGAAAATTTCATTTCATCAGCCTCCTACACGATAATGCTTATCCACAAGATGTTTTGTGTTATCCACGGTCTTGCTGATAATAAAGGCATCTGGCGCATACTGGCGAAGCACCTTTGTAATATTATTTATTGTCGGGTCGAGCTCCTCCGGGCAGATTCCTTTCACTACAAGATCTCCTGCAGATAACGTAAAACCGTTTTGATCCTGTTTCCACTCGTGATACGGACGATATGATGGATTCTTTGGAATCCGAACAGTGTATTCCGGCCGAAGATCCATCTGCAAGAAGGTCTGTTGATTTGCACCAGCTGAGCGGATCATCGCACTGTTATAGCTGCATCGCTCCAACACTGTTTTCTTCCAGTGTTCCTTTTTATCTGGAGAGTCAGCTGCTTTTAACCTGTTATAAATCGTGACCGTATCACAGTAGTTCGGATTCATTTTAGCCCCCTGTACATCAATCCTGTGTTACAGAGGTACTGCGCGATCAGGCGCCGCACCTCCTTCATTTTTCCAGTTTCAGTCAGCGTTGAATTTGACAGATCTACCGTTCCACTCTGACCATCATTCGCCCAGGATGCCAATGGACCTGCCAAACCACTTTCCTGCTGCTCGACCTTAGCCTTATCTGCCTGATACAACACCTCTGCCACGGCGCAGGTACACAGCTTAACCTCTTCCGGTGGCTCCGGCATAAATTTGACTCTTTCAAAGGTATAGCGGTCAATCTGCGCTCTTGCCTCGCGTTCCCAGTACAAAAAAGATTCCTCTGGTACTACTTGGGATTTCCCCAGCAGGTACTCAGAAGTATAAAATTCATAATCTACATATACTGTTCCCATAGATTACTCCGCGTGCTTTCTGACACCGACACGAGCCTTGGTTGTTACACGATAACCAGAGTTGATCTCAACCTGTGCCAGAGTACCATTGAAATTCTCGGAATCCTTCAGGCGAATGGTTTCCAGATTGTCGACAATGGAAAAGCCTCTCCAGTCGTACATGATGAAATCAATGTCAGTCAGCTTCACGGTCTGAAGGGTACCTGCATAATCGTAATACTTTGCAGCATCCAATGAATCAAGCATGTTGCACTCAATCCAAAGCATACCCATCCATCTTCCAATCTGGCCAGTCTGCATAATCTGATCGTTTGTGACCGGAGTGTACTGATCGCCAGCAGCTTCAAGCATTGTAGTATAAGTAGCCACCGATGCCAGCACGACATTAGCAGCAGCCTTTCCAATTCTGATTTCCTTGCGTGCTTTCAGAGCCTCTTCCTTAATGTTTTCCTTTGTCAGTGCGACTGTGCCGCTCATAACAGTTCCCTCGTGTGCCAGACAAGCAAGTCCAGATGCCTGCCAACCCTGGCGGCAGTTCTGTGTTGCCATTGCCAGATGTTCTTCTGCCATTGCATACGGCACCGCGTTTGCCTGAATCTTGTAGATCTTTTTGGACTTAGACTGAAGATTGTTCAGACTAAGAGGGATCAGCTCATTTTCAGCTGCTTCATGTGAAAAATCAGATGCCGGTGTTTTCGGATCCTGAATATCATCCTCTGCCAGTTTGAAGACCTTTACCAGTCCACTGTCTGCATCGCCCTGAAACTGATCGTTGTAAGTCATTCCCGGCTGAAAAATTGAATCAAAATACAGATTCGGCTCTACGATCTGACTATACTTCTCTACTACGTTATATCCACCATATTCCATTATTTCTTTCCTCCTCGATAATACTTGTTGTTGCCGTACTTAGCCTTCAGATACGCTTCGTCAGCGTCAAGGGTGCTTGGGCGGTCTTTTCTGTTTGCTCCGCGTACCCAGCTTCCCGGCTTTGTTTCCTCTTCCTCTTTTTCTTTCTCAAAGGAATCCGGATCCTCTTCCTGAAGCTTTTTCATATACTCATCTGCTCCGACAAACTGACCATCCTTGTACTCCAGTTCCATCATTCCAGCAAGCGCGGCCTTATGTGCCAGCTTTCCGCGAATCTTTTTACCTGAGAGGTAATCCTTCGCCGCTGCCTCTTTCTGCAGACCTGTGATCTTGCTCTGAAGTGCTGTTGTGTCTGTTTTGTACTTTTCTTCCCAGTCGGCTGCGGACTTTCTGATGCCTTCGATGTCCATATCTTTATAGGACTTGATCTGCTTATTGGCATCTGTGAGCTGCTGTTTTACACCTGCAAGCTCAGTTTCTTTTTCCGTATACTTCTCTACGGAAACGTAGCGACCCTCGGACAGATCTGCATACCGGACATGCTTCTGCTTATTCGGCTCTCCGTTGTTGTGCTCCTGAAGCTTCTCGTCAACCTTGGCGTACAGCTCATCTCCTAACAGTTCCTTTAATTCCATCGTTTCTCCTTATGAGCTTCGTTTTTATTTGTGGTTTCTCCACCTGCTCCGGCAGTTTTGCTCCCGTACCGAGGGGATATTCCCGGCAGTTTATACGTCGTAAGGGGTTCGGACATAAAAATAACACGCATTGCTGCGTGCTTCTTAACGGTTTTCCTCACTGATTTGTGCTGGCGCAAATCACTCTTCTGTGTAGTGTGTATTCGTAAGTTTTTTGTAAACGTCCTCATACAATTCCTGCGCATCGCCATTGTACGTATACTCTGCATAGATTCCATCACCAGACACAGTCGTGGCTGCAAGGCACTTATAGTTCTGTAGTGTTTTACAGCTCCACACAATGAAAACATTGCTTTCATCAATCTTTTCATTTTCATGTGTATTGTACCATTCTGCCAGCTTTTTCTTTACTACATTTTGAAAATGCTTCATTCCTGTGATAATCATATTTTCCCTTTCTTTCACTCACTGACTTTCCCTGGCAAGATCACCCAATCCTCTGCCAACATATCCGCCTGTGATGCCAACCATCCCATCTGCACTCCGCTGGTGCCGACAAAAGCAATGGCTGCATTGCCGATTGCTTTGTGATCGCAATTAACAATCTCTCCATGGGCCGTCTTATAAGATATTCCGGTTGCTAGCTGGATGTACTGCCCTTTTCCATTCCAGCCTTTACGGCATACTCTCATTCCCGCCTTTAGCGCATTGATCGCTTCTCCAAAATCCATCTTCTTATCCTCTCTTTCTTAAAAATAGACGCAAAAATACCACCGGCCTCTCGACTGGTGGTATCAATCAATATTCAATTTTACATACCCTCTACATTCTCAATCTGATCAATAATATCCTGCAATGCTTTTCCCTCAAAGAAAGGTTCCTGCATTACTTCCTCAATGCTGTGCGCCTCCATGAAATCCTCTCCGCACCACATATCGAAATGACCAGCATCAAACGGATCTACTCCACATGCTTTTCCATTATAATCAAAAAGGACGTGTGTGCATAAACTTCCAATTCGATCTCGAAGTCTTTTTACTGTCATAATATATCTGCATTCTCCTTTCTTTCATTTTCCGTCAGCTCCCTAGTTGGCCTTCCAATAAGCTTTCCGTTCACATCATACTTATAATCATGTGCATGTTCTCCATTTTTACCATATGGATGCATTTTTGCATTTCCATGATTATTGTTGCTGATCTGCTTGAACTGCTTTCCATTTTCATCGTAATAATTTCTGTCGATTCCACCTTTCTTGCCAGTCAGCTGAGTAATACTATTCGGCTTTCCTGTCAAAGTGGTCTTTTCAACTTCAATTATATCGTGTCCAGCCGCATTTTTCAATGTTGTTGGCATTGTTTTCTTTAGTTCTGCCTTAGTTGGCGTAAACCTGCCACGTAATCCATCCTGATACACTCGCTCCATCTGCTCCGGAAGCTCCATCACTTCTGAAAAAGCCTTGTAGGTCTGCATCTGACCTTGATATTTGGCCTTTTTCAGTGTGATATCGTTCGGATCCGCGCCGCCGTCCTGCATCAGGCGGATGTCCTGGCGGGTCTTTCGCATCCGAGTCTCCATTCTTCGCTGGGCAAGAAGTGCCTCGTATGTGGTGTACTTCTTGCCCAGATATTCTTTCGGAGTGTTTTCCTCTTTGATCATCTGGTCAAGCTGCTCATCGGTGTAGGTACGAACGGATACTCCAGGAATAAATGGTTTGTAATCGTGATAGCAGTTGGCCCCATGTAGTCCGGTAACAGTTCCCAGCCCACATACATCAATCAATTGCTGCATCGTCCAGACTCGACCTTGCCACGGCTGATGCGTTGGACGTGCTCCGACATGGTATGTAACCTCGTATGTGTCCGTTTTAAGCTCCTCTGCTACCTGTTCGTTAATTTTTCCCTGCACCTGCCTAAAACCGGTCATGACTGCCCTTCTGGCTGCCACATCCACTCGATTGTGCCAACCTGAGTCATAATCAATCCATCTGAGTCCTGATGTAGTCATCGTGTTGATTGTGCGTTGAAGCACTGTGTTGTAAGAGAATGCACCTGACTTAATGTCCATTATGGCTGCATCTAATGTCTGCTGGTAGAACTTCATTGTAGGCGAATACACAATATTTTTCGCTACAGGATCACGGATTGCAAAGCCTGTCGAGGCTGTGAGATTTCGGAACGTATCTTTTGTTTGACGCTTTGATGCCTCAATCACTTGCAGCAGCTGGACATTTTGCTCAAGAGGAATCTGCTCAAAGCCAGACACCTGATACTCTCGATCGTGCCCGTAATACTCTCGATATACGTCATCCGAGAAGATCTTGTCCACCTCGTCATCTGTCTTCTCAAGCATCTCCTTAATCCATTTTCGGATCTGCTCCTCTGACTCACCTAATTGCTGCAGTCTGGAGATCTCCCAGTCGGCAGAGGCTGGAGAAAAGCCATTCGCCTTGATGCGTTCTATGATATCCTTCATGATACGCATCTCCAGCTCTGACATCAGTTCTACAAACGGCTGCGGAATCTGTTCGAGTTCGCCCTGTGTCATTCAATCACCTCTGCTGGCTGCTGAATGGATTTCTTTGCCTGTTCCTCGGACTCGCCGTAATACTTTGCACGGTATTCCCAGAGCTGCATAGCGCCCATTGCAACGTCCTCTCGGTCGGTTTTTCGCTCTGCATCCTTATCGACAACCACGCTGTCATCAAAATCTGTGCAAAGCTCAAAGCCTCCTTCTGGAGCAAGGTGTCCAATTGTGGTCCATGCATTCATGGCATCCAGAAGACCAAGAAGTGCATCTCTTAGACTGTTTTGAATAGCCTTTACCATCGCGTAAGAGCGCTGCTTTCCTGTCTTAACCTCGGTTGCCGTCTTTGTCACAATCGTTGGATCTGATATTGTGCCATATGCCAGGTGTGAGGAAAATTCTACACGCTGAAGCATCCTGTTATAGCCATCGAAAAAGCTTTCGTTTCTGATATCCGGAGAATATACATTGAAAAATGGTGAGCCGTTTTTATCGGTAACATCGCCCATATCTCGGTATAGTCGTCCTTTGCCCTTTGGCATGATTACATGGCCTTCTCGATCCTTCTCAAAGAAATCGTTTCCTGCCTGTACCGCCGCTTCCTTCGCTTTGTACTCCCATAGAGTAGCTCCATACTGCTGATCGGCATCTCGGATATGCTTAACGGCTCTTGCATAGATGGAAACGCCGAGCGGACTGTTGCGATCTACATTATTAGCCACCGGTATTCTGAAATATGAAAATAGCGGACATGTCGCGCCCACCAGTAAAACCTCTGGTTCCAGATCTGCCCACTCAGAAACCTCATTTAGTTGGACTTCCTGTCCCAGATTTATGATATCATTTATCTTTACAGCTGCCCTCCTGCTTTTAAATGCCTTATTCTGGATGCGGTAAGTATGAGTCCGCTCGTCATATTCCTGATACTCTAGCTTCGTATATAGCCATTTTCCTTTGTGCTTGAACTCTGGAAAGATTGCTGCTGTGACCTGCTTTGCGGAATTGAACGCAACCGGAAAGAAATTATCTGAGTGAATATAGTCAACTGCGATATGTTCGCCGCTAATGTATGGCTTTAAGATCAAACCTCCTCCTGCACAGGCATATTCTACAATATCTGACAGATCTTTCTTTACTTTTGCAAATTCGTTGTCCAGATACTCAGCTCTTGCATCTCCAGCAACGCTGATCCGCGCCTCCATCGTTACGGCTGTTGCCATCTCAGAGCAGACAGAAGAGGGAAGTTCACAGCTTAAAACATCCATGCTTGGGTCAATCCATGGTGCTTCGTTTTCATACATTTTATTCCACAATAAGATTCGCTGTGCCATCTCTGTGCTGATTGCGATATCCACACCCATTGCCTGTTGAATGTTCTCGTAATACATCATGGTTCATCGCCTCCTTTATCGTCTCTTACTGCTACAGGAAGAAAATATTTAATCTTCTTCCACATTCCCATTACTGCATATCTGGTTCCATCTTGACAGTGATCGTTGATCTTTAAAACCTCTTCCTTGCCCTTTTCTATGCTTTTTTCATCGTACTGGTACAAACCCATCTCCTTTATAAGCCATGGTTGTTTTCTACTTAGCTTCAAGCAGCCAAATGATAAAAGTTTTTGCACACGGCTGATTCCGAGCTTTACCGTATTGTCTGCATCTTTTATTGAGATATCTGGCACCAGACGTTTGATTTCCTCTGCCAGACCTTTTGCCGAAGGGTCTATGAATACCCATGAGATCTTTCTGTTATATTCTCTTTCCAAATTCTCACAAAAGCTCTTAAAGTCCGCCGCATACTCGGACGGTGATTTCTGGCCGGATTCGCGACCACTGTGATAATACTCATCCAAACCTCGTAAACATCTGTGATTATAGTCAATGCCAAATGCCTCGAATACAGTTGGGTTCTTTTGGCCATAATCGATGCCAATGCCGATTTCTCCGATGGTCTTCTTTTCTGCCTCTGGCAGCTCGTCCTCGATATGACTTTGACTAAACATGTAATAGATCAGCTCATCCACACCGACGCATTCACCGCCCCACACCCAGTTGTACATCTTCGGATCTACGAGGCGCATTGCCTCTGCACTGTCGATCAGTGCCTTTCCCAGCCATGCTTCCGGTACATCCTGATAGGTGGTGTGAATGTGTATGGTATCTGGGCGGCGCTCCATCTTCTGAAGCCATGCCATAATCGGCGCGTTGGGGTTCTTTGGTGGATTAAACAGATAGATCATCTGAAAGTCGTTATCCACATTACCTCGAACGAATGTCGCCTCTATGTTGGCTAGCTCCGCCTCTCCCTCACCATCGTCAAAGAACTCGGTTGCCTCGTCGATGATAACCAGCTTGATCGGCTTGTCTTCATCTATGATACCTTTCGTGTCATCAATACCATCGGATCCGGAGAAGTATATTGTGGTGTTGTACTTCTTGTATGTAATCTCCATCGGAGATTTCGTGATATAAAACCGATTCTTCGGAATCTGCAAGCGGTTGATGCCGCGAAGCATTTCCTTGTAGACGGTTTTACGGAGTTTATTGTGATGCTTACGAAGAACCACTACCGAACCTCGCGCATCTGCCGTGATCTGGTAAACAGTTCGAATACCTGCATAGCTTGACTTTGTTCCGGATCTTCCAGAAGTTAAGATGATGTGCTTGTGCTTTTTATCATTGAACAGAGGCAGATATTTCGGAATGACGATATCGGATATTTTAACCTGTTTCTTCGGTCGCTTCTCCAATTGTTTTTTCACTTGATTCTCTGTCTGCATCATTTATAATCTCAACTCCATCATCTTCATTTTCAACTGGCTGGGCGGATAAGCGCTCCGTCTGAGCCTTGATCTGGGCAATGCGACTTCGCTGTTCCTCAGATGCCATTCCCCAGTCTTTGTGCAGCATCTCATCATACTGCTTGATTAGGCTGCGAAGCTCGCTTTGAGCTCGGGCCTGTGCTTTCATGAATTCGTTTTGCTTATCCCATGCCTGCTGTACTTCCCATTTCTCACCAATCACATTGCCTGATTTGGTTTCTATCCTTTCAACCGTTTTGTCCTGTTGATCTCGCACATAGGCAATCCGCTGCGCTCGAATGATGGCAGCATAGGCAATCTGGATCTGATGCCATAGAAGATCTAGTGGATCAGCCTGATTGATGGCAGAAAAAATCTCCCTGGTCTCATCAGGGAGATACTTACTGAAGAATCCATACTTCTCAGCCTTTTTATTTCCAGACGGCCCTCCGGAGCTATTTTTGTTCCCCGGTTGCCCACCTTTTTTTCTATGCGAACGTTCGCTTTTTTTATCCGAGCGTTCGCCATCCCACTTGTGAGTGCACTTCCATCTGCGGACAGTGCCCTCCGGCAGATTTAGTTGACTTGCAATCTCAACCAATTTCTGCCCTTGCAGGTACATTTCTTTTGCCTGCTCTATTCTCTTGTCCGGCGCTCTGGCCATGCCTCTCACCACCTTCATTCGTCGGTTTTGGAAAAACGAAAAGCAGCCCCGAAGGACTGCCTTTTTCTACTTAATTTCTTTGGACTTAAACATTTCAAATGTTGCTGCAGGCGCATTTGCCGTTATTTGCAAAATTTTGTATTCCAAATATTCTAACAAATTCACCTCTTCATCTATTAATAACTTCAAATCTTTATCTGAAAAAGTAATAATAATGCATTGCTTTCTAGAATCCATATGCTTCAAATAATGTTCTCTTGCAATTGTAAAACAGGTTTTGGTAGCATCTTTTCTTCCGCATATAATTCCGAGTTGAGATTCATTTGTTCCCATAATACCAATTAATTTGTTACAGTATGTATTATTGGGACTTTTCCGAGGTTCATTTTTGCATTCAATAATAAAGTACGGTGCCATATACGCAAACACAGACAGAAAATGCGTTTTGATGCCTGATATGCACGTGCAGTCAAATTGATTTGTTTCTGATCTCACATCATTAGATACCTTAACACCTCGGATCTCCTTAAATATCTCCAACATCAAGATTTCCAATGAGTTCCCCTTTTCTGTTGAATTATCTCCATAATCCCTGTCTAGTTCGTCTCGTAATCTACGAAACTCATTATATGCTGACTCACTCGGACTATAGAAGCTCTCGTATACATCTGTTTTATTATTTGAAAGTGAATCAGCTTTACAAAAATTTTCCAATGTGCTATCACTCAAATTCAATCTTTTTTCAATCTCTTTTGCTATCTGATCTTCCGTAACATCCGGTTTTGATATTACCTTGTATGCTGCATAAATATCATCCAATGTAATATTTTTTTTCTCATCACATCCTTGACAAAATACTGGCTCTGCCAATATTTGAGGAATTTCTTCTTTTGTGATAGTCATCAAACAGCAGTCGCAATCTGGACATTTAATTACATAATACTTTTCAAGTATTTTATTTTGTTCACTAAATTTCAAAATTGCTTCAGCCGAAGGATATCCAACTTCTAGCCTTGATGATACTACAGAGGCTGTTATATTTTTTTGATTATTTTTCGGCAAAGTTGCAAGCCAATAATCAAAATTTTCAACAAAAGTTGGATTAAGAATATTCATAATTTTTGAAAATTGCTTGTAAAACATTTTGTATATCAACCTCCTCTGCGTATTGTTTAGTTTTCACATATCCACATTTTTTATACATTCCAAACGCAACTACCAACTGATTTGATTTAGGAAAACATTTTTCATCCTTTCGCTTAAATACAAGATCAATTCGTTTGCATTGTTTGCTTTTCATAACAGATTTCTTGCTATCAAAAAAAGCTTCTGTACATTGTAATGGAACTGCTGAACTTGATGTAGTATCAATTCTAGTAAGATCCATCTCATCATCAGCCGTCACTTTAACTAAATATGCTTCTCTATCCTTTGTAAATACCTCTTCATTCTTTCCATCTATTGATATAAATTTCTCTGCTAATATTCTTGCATCTATAATAGCTTTGGATTTATTTCTTATATCAAGGTTCAAGTTACCAAACAACTGATTTACAAATTCTTCTATCAAGCTGTTTTGTTCATTAACTTTTTGAACCACATCAGCTGGTGTAAATGAATAAGTTTCATATAATTTATAAAGCATCTTAAAGTTTAAGTTTTTCTCGGATTTTACATTCTTTTGTGTTGTAAATTCAAGACCTTTTACAATTTCTTCTATTATTGATATTGCATATTCCATTGTATCTACTCGGGACTCACCTATAAGTAATCTATTATTATCATCATAGAGATATAGAGTTGATTTCGGTTTAGCTCGGCTGATAATAAAAGCATCCTGTAAATATACCTCAATAAAAACAGGGTATATTACACCATCTCCCCACTTGTTTAATTGTCCCATTAAAAATAATTTTGAAAACACAAAATCAATCTTCACTGCTTCGTTTTTATCATTTGTAGTAATGTGATACTCTATCATTGTACTTTTTTCTGTAGCATGATAATTTAGCACATTTTGATTAGGACAATCAGGAAACAATTCTTTAATTTTCGCATTTAAAATCACTGGATCCCTATGCCATTCCTGCAATTGATAAATTTTTTTATAACAAATTTCCTTATTTCCCTCTTTTACAACTTTTAAAAGCCACTTCTGAACCTCATTCTCGTTTTCTTCGGAGCTGTTAGCAAATTCCTCAATAGCATTTATATAATCAGGCCAATTATCAACAAGCTTAAGTTTATGTGCTTTCAAAAATTTTCTCATAATCGGATTTTGTAAATACTCATCCCGTTTCATAAAATCTGGTATTTTCATTTGTATTCATCCCCTAAAGTAAATATTTTATTCATTGTAAAACATATCTGTTAATTTTTCAATGACTAAAATATTCTTTTCTAAGGTTATTTTTATTATAGAACATTCGTTCAATATTGTCCATGATATTTCTTAATCAAACTTAAAATTTTTGACATACGAAAAGACCGCCAGCTTTCGCCGGCGGCCACTTTAGGGAATTCAAACTGGAATACACTGCTTCCATTTTTGATTATATCATGACTTTTGTTGCATTTGTTGCAACTTGATGTAATCGTTGATTTTTCTACTAACTGTAGCTTTATCCATATACATTTTTCTTCCAACTTTTTCTTGTGTCAAGCCTTCAAGAAAATACATCTGGAAAATCCGCCGTATCCGACTATCTCTGATCGCAAATACCCACTCTTCAATCTGATCCTGTTCCAACTCAAGCTTTGCGATCTGATTCTCATATCGAGTACGACGCTTGGCTTCAAGCTCATAATCATAACCTACTATTGCCTGCGCTATCGGATAGCCTGTTTGATAATCAAAGACCACATCATTCCCGATCAGGCTGTCACCCTCACCCAGATGATCAAGCTTGTACTTCAGCTCCTTGATTTCGTCCCGATTGCTCCGGTACGCTTCCAGGCGCTCCCGTATCATGCCTTCTGTTTCCATCGCCACCACCTCCTTTCGAGTTTTGTTTCGAGTTTACACGTGAAGCTTATGTATGCTTTGTGAATCGATCCATAATGTGATCCGCAACCTCATCTGGCATTCGCTTTGGTGGCTGTGCATTGTATAACTCAATCATTGCCTGCACCTCTTCCGGACTTAGCCCGCTCTCTTCATAAGCCTTTAGTTTCCACAGTGCTTTACATAAGATTGCGCTCGTCTCTTCGGTGATCTTCTCACCAGTTCGCAGTGAACTCCACTCAAGTCCTTTTAACTTCCACTTTCCTCTGCCATCGCTTTCGATTAATCTGTCCATGTTTTCTCCTCTCGCTTTTCCACCAGATATTGCGCGCAGTGCAATTACAAATTCTGTTATAGTACCAACTGCCATACCTACTAAAAACACTGCAACATATATCATTCTTCTTTATCTCCTTCTTTTCTCTTTTTCTTGACCCATTTCCACATCATCCATGCAAAATATGGGGCAAATAGCCATTCAAAAATTGTCGCAGATATAAGAAGAATAATTGATATTTCTTGAGCATCCTCCTCCCAATCCGGAAGAACTTTTTCAAATGCGTTTTGTGTAAGCATCACCACATAGATTTCAATGGATGCACACTCAAAAAACAATAGTATCCACAATATCATTTCTTTTCCTCCTTTCGCATTTATCGGCAAAAAATATTTTTTAGTTTAAATCAGCATTCCTTTTTTGCCGGAGTGTAAAGTACTCTGGCTGGCGGGTATCCTCTGCCTGTGTATGGCTCAGTAAGGGAATTTCCCTGCACAACAGTCGCCTTAATCCCTAATAAGCTTAACTGCAAGTAAGTCATATGTACGGCTTTCCAGTCCAGATCCTGAGCTACCACGTCCATGCAACGCTGAGGGTTCATTCCTCTTTCTTTCAACACTCTGGCAGCTGCTATGATCATCCCACCGCCTCCAGTGCTTGGCTCATAAAAGCTATATACCTTTTGGGGATTCATGTCTTTGGGTAACATCGCCTCTGCCATCGCATGTGAAATAGTAAATAGTGTAAAAAACTACCCTGTTATTTTGTTTCCCATTCCCGCTGCCATATATACCCACCCCAGAACATCTGTCATTTCCTCTTCCAATGCATCTGTCAGAAGTTTGTTCAGCTCTGGGAAGTGCCGTGCCTCTTCTCTCGTGTACTTCTTTATCGTGTCCATATAGGCTTTTTCTCTGTCCTGGCATATCTTTGTTGCCCATAACTCCGTCGCATTACTTATAGCCAGGGAAGCGCATTTTATCCAGTCCGTAAATATCTCATAGCTTGAATATCTGCCAGACATGGAATTTATTATTTTAACCATTTCTTTTTTACAGTCCATTACCAATTTACGGCACTGTCAATGGCAGTGCGCTGCTCCTCTTTTGATTTTCTTAGATATATCATCGTTGTATTCACACCGGAATGACCCAGCAGATCCGCAAGCAATGAAATATCATTATTGTTTTTTAAGAAATTGATTGCAAACCTGTGTCTAAACGAATGAGGGTGGCAAACATTTCGAGGAATGTTGTAGCGCTCTGAAAACTTTAGTAGCATCTCAGAAATTCCTCTTGTTGTCATTCGCGTTCCTATTTTCGAGATAAACAAATAGTCTTCTGGATCGAAGCTCTCAAAGTACTCTTTGCATTCGCAAATTAAACTTTCTGGAATGTAGATGGTTCTAATTTTCCCTTTTGTGTACAGCTCCATCTCTCCAGAAATCAAATGTTTCTTCTTGAACTGAATCAGCTCACTGATTCTGGCACCTGTACACGCAAGAAACTTTACCCAAATATACCACTTTGCATTTCCGTCCCGTTTCACCCCCGCCAAAAGCTGCTCATATTGTGCTTGCGAAATAACATTTTCTACGAATGTCTTTTTCTGAATTTTGAGTCTTTTTATTTTCATGGGCATCCCGATCCAATCTGCATAAGCACATATTCCGCATATCCGATTATTCACTGTTTTAGGGGATACACGCTCAATTAGGCTTTGCTTAAACCTCAAAATAGCCGCCTTTGTGAAATCTGACTCTTGTTTGAAAAATAAGTCCACAGCTTTTACATAATTTGCTATCGTATTCTCAGATCGTTCTTCCTCTTGAAGCCATGCTATAAAGCCTTGCCGATCATACCGGTCACAATCTTTCTTTAAAAATTTCGTACTTATCTTTCACATTTTCCCTCCTTCTGCATCATTTTGTGTGCTCTGGTATAGAATGAAGCGTAATCCATTGCACATTCTCTCGCCGCCTCTGCGATTGTGAGTTTACCTGATCTCCACTTCTCATAGACCCTCTGGAAGTCATCTGGCAATGTTCGATGCTTTCTAGTGAATTTGAACTTTTCTCGGACTTCTCCTCGTTTTACCAGCTCTCGCTTTGCAGCTTCTTGGAAACTTGTTTGGGGCATTCCACACGCACGCGCCGCCTCTGCGTTTGAAAGTTCTCCATTTCTCCAACCTGCGTAAGCTTTCTCGAATCCTTCTGGGAGTGGTTTTCTTTGAGGTCCTCTTTTAACTTTTGCCTTGACTGCTATCTGCTTAGCAATCTTTCTTCCTTCTTCATCGCTCCAATGCATCCAGTTCTTGTACATCGGTCGGCAGTTGTATTTTGCGCTCAGTAAGCCATGATCCATGTCATGCGCTCTTTCCCCTGCCAGCACTGCAGCCTCCTCTTTTGTAGGAAATACTGAGCAACCATAATCGCTTACTTTCCAGTAAAATTCACTGTTGGCATTATCTCCTACATCACGTCTTTCTGAGACTGACATGCAGCCTTGATCTGCATTCTTCCAATGATACGGAGACTTTACCACTGACTCTACCACTTCCACTCCGTGATTTCTGAATCCTTCAAGACCTTTTGCTTTTAGTGTGACATTGTTTAACGCATACACACACATGCCAAACGTGATCTCCAATCTGTGGGGTCCATTTTTGCTCACTCATTTGTTTCTCCTCCACCATCTATTCTTGCTCTTAGATCTTTGCTTGATACTCTTTAAGAATCCGGCATATGTACAATAAATCCCTTCGCGCTTAACCTCTTCTAGTCGCTGGTTGGTGTACTCAGCTGTCTCATGGATCAGTTGCTGGATCTTGTCTTCCTCGTTTGGATTATACCCATGCGTCTTCTGATATAGTTTCTTTTGCTGTCGATTGGTCATTCTTGTTCCTTTCTTCTTTTCGCTTCCTCTGCATCATACTGCGCCTTGCTTTTATAAAATTTGCATTCCTCTGTTTTGCAGTACAATCTTTTCATCACATCACAATAGCCTTGTGAACGTAGCTCACTATGTTCAACGAATCCGAAACAATCTTTCTTTACCATGTCAACCTCCTTAAATCAAAAATATTGTTATTTTGTGAATCTTCGTTGCCTCTGCCACCTGCTGCCACAGATCTGCATTGGCGACTGGTTTTCCGTTTGCTCTTTTCCAATCTGCCTTTTCCCAGGCTGATAAATACTGGAAACCTGTTTTGATATAGCCGCTGCCCTTGATCGTGATCTCTGATGGCTTAATCATATGCTTTAGACCTTCTAAAACTGCTAGAAGTTCCAAGCGCTGCCGTGAATCCTTTGAATCACCAATCCCTTTTACCTCTAGCAGACGTTCTTTCCCTTTAACCACGCAACGGAGGGTGGCCATATAGGCCTTGCCCTCCAGTCTTGTGCTGATCTGCACCGGTATCATACTGTATCCTCACTGAGATAATTGCGGCTGAACACCTTTCTAAAGTACTCTCTTGTTCCCCAGTGAGCTTCGAAAGCCCTCTGCGCATCCTCATGGAGAATCTTTCGGTTTTCTGTGCCATTCATGCTATCATGCACTGCATTCGGTCCTGTTCGATGGCAGGAGAGACACAGATACACTTTCAAGCCATACTTTTCAGAAAGCCGGCGATTCGGTCCCCCAAAGCAATGGTGTTCTTCTGTCTGGCCGAGTGCTCCGCACAGATAGCATTCGCCTTTTTGCGTCATCATCCTAGTCTTCGCCATGGTAATTCCTCTTTCTCTAAGTTTTTCAGTGCGCTACTCCACTCTTGAAGTGGAATTGTTTTCTCCACGGCTAATGTCATGTAGTTCGACATCCAGTAGACCAGTCGCCCATCTGTCTGAATCACTTCTGGCAAATCATCACCCACCTTGTAATTTAACTTAGGATCATGGGTGGCTTCCACAATGAAATTATCACACAGGTACAATTTCGATCTATCAAATACCGCCTGTAAAACCTTGTTCTCCTCAATCGTAAATAAGGTTTCATGCAAAACTTCTAGCTCTTCTTCAGGTCGAAGTTTTTCAATCAGATTGGGCACCTCTGCATCCTGCACGATTTGATCTTTCTCAATTCTTACTCCCGTTCCTTCCTTCGGAAATTCATCAACAATCTCAATGATCATTCCTTTATCACGCGCCGTGAGGATCATCGGGTCAATTTCCGCTGCCCAATGTGTTCCAGATATCTTTAAACAACCATCCAGCATCCACACATGCAGGCATTTTTCTTTTGCAGCTTCTTTCATGAACTTTTTCAAAGCATTTGTTTTGATTAACATATGTATACTTCCTTAGTTAAACGGCAGTCCGTCGTCTTCTACACCATCTGGGATGTTCATAAATCCAGAAGCGTATGTACCCTGATTATCTAGCTGAGGTGCTGCGGACTGGGATACAGCCGGTTTGTTTCCGGCATTCGCACTCGCTGCCTTGTTCTCTGCGAACTCCTGATCCTCAACAACCACGTCTGTTGTATAAACTCTCTGGCCATCCTTGTTGGTGTAGCTTCCAGTCTGAATACGACCTGTGACAATCAGCTTAGTTCCCTGATGGAAATACTTCTCAGCAAATTCTGCTGAACGATCGAACGCTACACACTGAATAAAGTCAGCTGTCTGCTCTCCTGTGCCTGCATTTGCTCGTCCTCTGCGATCTACTGCTAAGGTATATCTTGCAATTGCCATCTGGCGCTCGCCCTGTGTATAGCGGACTTCCGGCTCTCTGGTAAGTCTGCCCATTAAAATTACTTTATTCATTAATACCTCCTAGTGTCATCTGACCTGGAATCTCTTTATCCTCTTGAGCTTTCCGGATCACATTTGCAATGTTCTTTGCTTGGATCATATAACCATCCCATGCTGGCCAGCGTCCTTCCTCTGCTGCTTTGAGTGCTCTTTCATAGCAAGTTTTCAAATCTTTCAACCATTCTTGCGCTGGCGCAATTTCCTCTGTTGATTCTTTTGTTTCACTCTCTGGTTCGAGTGCCAACTGCTCTGAAATGCCTGATTCTTCTAGCGTTTCAGAAGATTTCATACCACTTTTCTCTGATGGCTGATTTTTGGAATGCTCCTCTGCCTTTTCAGTTTTCGGCTTTTCCGGTTGTCGTTTCGGTTTTTCTGCTTTTCGCTCTGGCTTCTTTGTCAGAATCTCTACTGGCTTAGGCGCTTCCAGCTCCTTTTCCGTCTCCATCGGACGATTATATAAAAACTGCCATGCCTGTCCTGGTGTCTTATCAATCGGACACAATACACGAACTTCTAAAAGCAGTTCCTTGGGTGTGTACTCTGTACGAATCTGAGAGCGCACGTTGACAATGCTGATTTCTCGTCCATCAATAGAAAACATCAGCTTTCCTTTTCCTTCTACGCGTACCATTGCCATTCCTGTCCCTGTCGGTGCAAGTGCTTCTAAGAGTGCTTCTTCTGCATCCGGCTGATAGGCGGCTGTGAAGACCTTTGGATACCGCTCTGGCATCTTGTCAAAGTACTGATACAAGACTTGCTGTGCCAGTGTATCAAGCTTTATCTCTGGTTCTTCCATCATCACTTCTAAGTCTGTCTTTTGCATCTCCTCTGCGATCTCTGCCTTGATCTCTCGGATCTCTTGACGTGTTGCCTCTGCTGGAATCGCCTCAATGACTTCATCGGAAAGTGTCAGCATCTCGGCAAGCTTCGTAACTCCATACGGCTGATATTGCTCTTTTAAGCGGTCTGAATAGCCGCCCTCTGAGAATCGATCATTGATCGCCATATAGCGTGATACAATATCAGGTGTTAATCCATATCTGGATGATGCAAATTCGGTTACACTCTTAAATCCGGATTCTCTAAGAACCTCCGTATCTCTTGCCACCTTCAGCAAATAACCGATTCGCACAAATCCTTCTGATGCTTCTCGTATTTCTCGGTCCATGGCCTCTTGAAATGCCTGGAACCCTTTAATTTCTGTTAACGTTGTCATGCTCCTGCCTCCATTAAATCCGCCATTAATAGTGCACGTAACTGGCGGTTTCTCTCTGTTCCATTCCGTAATACTTCCATCTCCTCTGCCCTTTGCTGCGCACTCTGCGCTGCCAACTGCTTGTCCCTCTCTTTTAAGCGCTTGTGAACTGCCACCTGCCATTCTTTCAGGTATTGATTCACAACCTCAAGATCGGGCTGTCTGTTGTACTCAGAGCGCTTCTGGCGCACTGTTCCACCCGGTTCGACCTCCAGCGTGTACCAAGACTTTTCTCGCTCATGGCGAAGAAACAGGATATAAGTTTCCTCTGTCTGGATGCGTTCATAGTAGCGATCCGATGCGCCGGCGCAATGATGCAGTTGGTGGGAATCATCTACGATATCCATCAGCGTACATGGCGTGATTATCTGCCACCCATCGCCCTGGTAATCATAAATTCCTTTGATTCGGTCTAAGACTGCCTGTGCCTTTGGCCATTTTCGATTCATCGCTTCTGCCTCGTACTCAGCTTTTCTGAGTTCAAATTCTTGGACGAGCTGGTCATGTCGAAGCTTTAAATCTTTAGGGTTGTACACAATTTCATCTTGTGCATCCATCCCCATTCCCTTCGCCATTGATATATAATCCGTATACAGTTCGATTACTGAGTAAGGGACATTCTTGTTCAGAAGCTTCATCTGCCGTTTGATGAAGTTTAGGCACTTTTGAGGTGTCATATAGTCAAGCATCTCTTTGACTGAATTGGGTGTAATGTGTGCTGTTTCTAGTTCCTTTAGGGTTTCTGTCTTCAATGGTTCGTTTGGGTGCTCCATTCGCCATTGTAGCCACTCATGAATAATTGATCCTCCGTTTAACTGCTTGAGTCGCCCGATCGCATTTCGATCCAGCCCTAATACCTCCTCCGGTGTCTCACCATGCAGATTCAGATTTTCATTATAGCCATAGTAAGCAAGCTTCGCTTTTGAATTCTGTTCGGCCAGTTTCTGCAATCCCGCCAGAACCAGTTGTGTGTAGACCGGTGTTCGCTTCTCCATAATCCAGTTGATTGGAAGTTTTGCCTTTCCGATATCCCACAATCTTGTCTCTTCATAGCCTGAAGTTTGCAGGACTTCCTCTGCCCCCACCGGATACAGGTAAGATGGCATCCAGCGACGGTTCCACGGGTTTCGATCCCACCAGTTATATAAATCGCGATAGTAAACCTTTCCTTCCTTGTAGGGCATCCATGTCCATCTAAGAATTTCTGTAAGGTCTACCGTTTTCCCAGCCTTATCCCACCGAACGTTGATTTGATAAAGACGTTCTGCCAAGCTGCCGTCTGACTGTCTCGAGAAGGCAGTGATATAGTCTTTCTGTTCCTTGCTCCATGTACGTGTGCTTACGATCACGGTCTTTCCCTCACACTGGAAGCGTTCTGAATGCTTGAATTTTCCAGTGTGCTGCTTTCCGCAAGCTGTACAATGATATTGTCCGTCTATGCGAAAAGCATATTCCTGAGGGGCAATTTCTTTTAGATACCAGTTTTTAATTTCATCCTGCTGATCCTTAAAGAGAGACATGTAGTTGTGAATTTTCTCAGCCTTTCTCTCTTGCTTTCTGTAATATCGTGTCTTATCATAATAGGCTTCTGCATGTTCAATCAGACTCGCTACGCTTCCTCTGCGTCCAAAAAAACTTTCTACCATCTCCTCATCTTCTAGCGAAACGGTTAGATCAAGTGGCCATAAGCCACTTGAGTATCTGCCCGTGCTGCTCATCTGACTTACAAGCTTTCTTATGCAGCGCTCTCCTTTAAGTTCTGATACATGCTTCCCTGTCTTGTCGATAAAGTATTTTCCCTTGAAGGTCTCGGCATCCCATAAATGGAACATCAACACATCTTTCTCTGTGTAAACACGAGCATATGCATCACATTCCTCGTACGCCTCAACCGGAATTTCCATCAGATGTTTCTTGGCTGTTCTGTCCATGGTATTACCCCTTCCTCTGTGATGTGATACCAGCCGGGAGCTGCATCCTTGATTCCTCTCAAATTGCCATTTTTCAGATCTATCAGTATAACAATGCCCGTTTGCTGTGTTACTTTTGCCTTTGGATCATCCCCAACTACAATGAGAACTATACAGTTCATCGACTGCATTCCAACGTTCTTGTACACGGCAAAGCTTCCGTGTCTTTCCTGAACGCGTGTTGGATGGTCATACATGTACAATGCGCACTCCATGGCATATTCCATCAAAGTTAACTGCTGTGCCGGAATCAGCTTAGTTGTGGAGATCTTGCTGTCTACGCTGTCCTCATCAATATCGCCTACGGCTTCGCATCTCCAAAACTCATTTTTTCCGTCCCAAGAATAATAAGACAGGCAGTCCAACGGATCCTCTGCTGCATGGATCCCATTACGTGCACAATTAGCAATTGCCTCTGCGTTAACCTGACCTGGCTTATAATGATACTCCTTGCAGACCATACCCGGTCCAAATGCTTTATATACCGTCATAGCTTATCACCTCCATAGTATGCCTTGATAATTTCTCGTGCACGCTCTTTGCTGATATCTCCCATGTACACTGTTGGGATACCTGCTGCAGCTACGATCTCATCTGGAAGCTTATAGCGTGTTCTTGATGCCTCTGCTACCAGTTTTCCCAGACACTCTGCCAGACTCTTCTTAGGATCGTGTGCTGCTGTCTGCAGCTTCTCATTTTGCGTGGTCGTGTAGACAATCATATCACGCATTCCGCTAAGTGTCGTGGAATGCGCAAGGTTAAGATGCTCAGACTCTACCTTGATCTTTCCTGTTGCTGCTTCCACTGGAGTTGTAAACGTGTCCACTACTTCGTCTGCGTAATCTTCTGCATCTTCCTTCTCCAAGCCATTCTCCTCTGCTAAGAGGATGAGGGACTCAATGTCCCCCTCCATTTTCAATCCCTCTGCTGTCTTGTTCAGCTCCTCATAGGTCAATGGACCAAACTTATCAAACATGGTGTCTCCTTCCCTAATGTTCAGTTATTTTTTGCTATTCTTACTATCTTGCCTACTTCGCTTCGCCACCATAGTAATTTGAGATGATTTTATATATCTTCTTTTCCGGCAGATCCCCGATATAGGTAATTGGAGCCGGAAGGTCAGCAGCTTCTACAAGAACATCTGGCAGTCTATAACTGTCTCTAGCAGCTTCTTTGATAATCTGTCCATAGCACTCAATCAAATGCTTGTCTGGATTGTGTACGGGGATTCTCAACTTGCTATTCTCGATAAGTGCCTGAGTAACCAGATTCTTCAAGCCATTCAAAATTTCAGATGACTCTGGTGATTTTGCAATCAAAGCCTCTGATTCCACACTGATCTTTCCGAATGCCGCCATAAATGGAGTTGCAAGCTTTCCCTCGATCGCATTCAGATAGCTGTCTACATCCAACTCATTTAATCCATTCTCTTTTGCCAGAAGGGTAAGTGATTTAATATCTCCCTTATCCTTCAGCTGTTCTGCTGTACTCAGCAGCTCGTCAAAGGTCATTGCTCCGAACTTATCAAACATTCTCTTGTACCTCCTCTAAGTAATACTCTTCAACGATTTCTCTTACTGACTTTTGTGATAAATCTGGAATTGCAAGCTTTCCCCATGGTGTCAGATCTGCCGGCATCCGATCAGGAGCCTGCACAAGCGCCTCCATCAGCTTGCATACACAATCTACAGACGACTTGTCTGATCGCAGCACTGCTTTCTGCAATTCTCTGTTATCTCTCACTACCTGGCGAAGCATGCCAATCATTCCGCAGATCATGATAGAATCTCTTGAATCAATTCCATCCAATTCTGCACGGAGTCTTCCCATCGCTGCATCATCAAGATATGCTAACTGCGACTTTCTTCCCTCCATGTACCATTCTGCATCTACCATACACAAGCCATTTTCCTTGGCCAGTGTTACCAGACCCTCCAGATCACCTTCCTGTCTGAGCAATGCTGCCTTTTCGTTCAGCTGCTCTAATGATGTCATTTTTCCATATGTATCGAACATCGTGTTCTCCTTCCCTGAAGCAGGATCCATGCACCGTGATACAGTGTCTTTGTATTTGGTTCCTCGATGCCATAAAAGGCATTGAAGCGTCCGATCAGATGCACTATCTCCCTCTGCTCCTCATTTAGTTTTGATTCAAACCGTTCCCATGTGCTTTTTCGCACAATTTCTTTCAGTTCTTCCCAGCTGTCCAGCCACGGCATTCCATTCTCAGCTTTATCCAGCTCATGCTCAGTGGTCTCCATTTACCACCCCTTCCTTTGTATTCCATATAAACCACATGAGGAAATTTTTCACGGACAACCGCTGTCACCTCCAGCATTTCCGACTCTCCGATATCAAGATCGAGTCGGAATCTATCTCCGATCGCGGCCTGTTCTCTTAAGTTTCTCGTGCCCTGTGCCAGGTGGCTTACTTTCACTGGCGGCAGAGCCGTAAACGTCTTTGCTTTCATTTCTCTCCCTTCTGAGGTGTACTTTGATGTAGTACCCTCCGTTGACCTCGTTGTATCGTACTTCGCTGTCTGTACAGATGTAGCCCTTATACCTCAATGCACCGCTACGCAGTTTTGCGTTCTCCACGCACTCCTTGATGCAGTCGTGATTTTTTATCATCTTGGTTACTGCGCTTGGTCTCATCTGATGGTGCTTGTGTTCTTCTGGCTTTGCCAAATTGCGGCTTGATGTCCAACGCTTTTCGTGCTTGCGGCGTTTTTCGTCTACTGCAGGTTTTGCCATGTACTCAGCTGCTCCTGCAATACCATTCTCATCTGTCTCTAAGTATCTGGATTGATTGCGTCCTCCGTACTTCCATAGGCTCAGTACGGTATCTGAGTCCAATGTTCCATCCATCAGCAGATGATGGTGGACTCTCACGGTCTCTCCATCTTCACTCACTCGCTCTGTTGTGTAGACGTACTTTGCATTCTCCAGTCCCATCCGGTGTCTTTTTCCATTGATGCTCCGGATGAAGTTCTGGAAGTGCTTTATCGCCTCCTTGATGCTCTCTGGTTCTTGGCTGTATGTGAGTGTGATCCACAAGTCACCATCAGCGAAGTTCTGCTCACACAGTCTCCGGAAGTATACTCTCGCCTTGCGTCCATCTAGCACTCTCATGCGATCCCGCTCTTTCGCTCGGTTAACCTCTGGAAGTCCAAGCTCTGCTACTTCTCTCTTCGTGAACTCCGGATAGATCTCTATGTCCATATGTGGTCCGAAGGTAATCTCTTTTGTGGCATACACTCCCCTTGCTTTTCCAAGCATCCTCTCAGCAAACCACTCGTCCAGATCATCTATGCTCTGGTTATATGTACTCTCATAGTCATACTCTCTATACTTCGCTTTCATACGGTCGAACTTTCTGGCAAATAGGTAATATGTTGATTAGTTCTACTTGATTACAAGGCCGTTTAAAGCCTCTCGGCTCTTGCTTTTCCGCCCCATATGTGCTATACTATATATGGGTTTACAGGTAACAACCTTATTTGCCGATACAGATTTGCCTACTCTGTATCGGCTTTTTCTTTTATTCTCATAAACTTATCATTCTGATGATCACGCCAAACACTACACACGCAACTGACCATGCAACCATGTTGATTGTGTTCGCGATCGGCTGTTCTTCTTCTGCCGCTCTCTGCTCTTCCTCCTGCATCAGGCGGCGCAGACGCTTGGCATTACGTGCTGGATCACTCATAAAACTTGGAACCTGTGGCGCACGGCTCTGATCCACCTCGTCCATTACAAATTCACCATTTACCTTTACAATTTCAAACATGATATTTTCCCTTTCTTCTTTAGCCTGAGTATCTAATATCAGCTGCTTAAGCCTGCTTTAGAAGCATTGGCAGCGATAAGTTCCTCAGCTCTGTCTGCATACCATAGAAAAAACTCCGCTACTTTTGTAGCTCTCTTTTCCAACTCTTCACCAAAATACTCGGGGGTTGAATCATACATCTTGACACCATTCATGATGCCCATAAAACTCAGTCTCGGTCTTATCTGAGACTGATCTGGCTCGGGATTTCGTTCTACATACATATACTTTGTCTCCCTTTCAAGTTGTTACATCCTATGTCTTAATACTTGTCCTTTAAGACACAGATTCTTAAGTTACAAGGTCGGCCGACCATTCCCCTCTGCTGGAATCGAACCAGCAGTACACCGTAGGGGATACTTTCAATATTTGCATCTTGAATACACTCTGACGTACTGATCGTTATATGCATCAGCTGCTTTCTTACATGTCTCTTCATCCGCATGATCATAGATACCTGCACTCTGATGTCTACACTTAACACGTATTGTTTCTTGCAGCTGTTGATCTAACTCACAAAGCTTTTCATACTCGGTCTTGGTTTTTGCCATAGCATCCTCGCTTTCTATAATTTGTAATTAGCTTCAAAATGATGCTTTAGCGCGTACATACATGCATCATGGGCTATTTCAGGCGTTCTATCTAGTGAATACTTTTTTAAAACAGCTGATAGATCAATTGCTACTGCTGAAAGTTTTCCATTCAACGCCTGATCTAGCCTTTTCTCATCTGTTTCTCTTTTAGAAGCATCTTTTTGTTGGCATTTGCTTATCATGGATTCTGTGCTCTGAACGAAGTCTTTCGTCTTGTTGCAAATACCGTCTACATAGCCATTCACTATATCAAAATAGTGAGTGGCTAATATTTTTGTTGTAATCACGGATGCTACTGCAGAACATCCGATGCAAACTAATATCTGCATCCTTCACCTACTTCCCTGACTTCTTGTCATAATTTGTAATTTTTTGATGACATTATTTTGTTGATACATGTTGCTTTTTCTCCTATACTGTATACACAGGACGTTGCAACGAACCCAGTACATAGAAAGGAGATCTTTATGCATATTAATGACAGCTTCGAATTTCTCAGATTTGTGAACAGTCATAACGCAAGAACCCTTATGCTCTCACCTGGTGGCACCTGCTCCGAGCTCACCAACTCAGCAGATGAACTATCTGGCTTTATTGAAGAGCTTACTGCTATGGGATACTTAAAGCGTTATATTCGTTCCTGTACTGTTACAGCGGCTGGAGTTAATGCTCTCCAGTAACTGAACGGGGAACCCGGAAAGATTTACTTTTCGGGTTCTCCCCACTTTACAGGACCATCAATGTTTAATTCTGTCTCACACTCCTGCACATCAGCAACGAGTGTTACTTCTGCAAACTCTTTAACATAACCCTTCTCATCTTTTCTTAAATCCATCTTGATCTGAATGCTCTTTACACCCTGCATCTGTTCACCGTTTAACGATACTTCTCCAGTTCTTGAATTTAATGTAATCTTTGCCATAACTTTCTCCTTCTTTTCTTGATTCATTTTTCATCTTTTACGCCGTCTTCACAACTCCTCCAGTTGCTAGATCAAGGCCGATCTTTACACCACGTAGCAGTGCATCAAACTCCTTAGCCTGATCTGCTGTCAGGGTCTTGGCGAAGCTCAATACATCTTCTGCTTCTTTCTTACTGTCTGTTGGGAGAAGTAAGCCTACAATTGATTTGTTTTCTGTCATATTGGTTTTCCTCCTTGTTTTTATTTACAAGTGATTTGTTTATTTTAACTAGTCACTTGTATTTCACCTTTATAATATACCAGTAACTTGTATTTGTCAACTGTTTTACTAATATTTCTATTGACTTTTATACAAGTCACTGGTATTATTTCAAATGGGAAGGAGGTGAGAAATCAATGACTATCAATGAGCGAATCAAATATTTTAGAAAAGAGATTGAAAAGAAGAGTCAAAAACAATTTGCAGAAGACCTAGGAGTTACTCAATCTGGCGTGAGCTATATGGAACAACAAGGCTCAACCGTTGCGGATCAAACTATAAAGTTGATTTGTTCTGTCTGTGGCATTCGTGAAAAATGGCTGCGAACCGGTGAAAAGCCTATGTACAAGACTCAAGAAACTTTTGATCTCAATAAGTTTGCAAAAGAACGCGGTGCATCTGATTTGGATTTAAAGATTGTTAAAGCCTACTTTTCGCTAGATCCGAAGATCCGGAAGATGCTTCTTGAACACTTTAGGGCTGAACTACTGGATGGTGAGCATCCGAAAACACCTGAGGAACTTGAAAGCCAATACAAAGTCGAAGACGCTGGCTGATCGGGCTGGGGGCTGGGTAACGCACCCAGCCTTTTTTATTTAATTGAATATTATGACTTTACACTTACCAATAAAATTCTTGTTGTAGTACAATGTATGATTCGACCTGTAGTATAACGCATATACATATGTGTATCTGTAGTAAACGTATTTTTTTATCATATCAATCACCCTGCCCTTTCATAGCTGGGTGCCGATCTCTATATTATAATTTTAACTGTTTAAGTAATACTAGCAATTATTTCACTTTCATATTGGGAACATCCTTTTATTCTATCTAAATTACTTTACTTTTGGTGTTGTGTGTAGTATTTTATATTTAGCAACAGTTCTAAGGAGGTTATAATGAATATCATTCAACAAAATTATGCAACAGTTCTGCTTTTAAACTTTCATAAAAAAGCTGAACTACTTCCCGATGTTTATCCGCTTTACTTCAAGTGTGAATGTGACTTGGATAATCCTCGCTCATTGCACTTGCAACTAATTAAGAATGGACTTCTTGTTCCATCTCCCGCGTCAGAATTTTTTGCATCATTAAAGGTAACTGACTTAAAAAATCTTCTCCAATCCTATAATCTAAAAGTTTCTGGTAAAAAGGGCGATTTAATATCAAGAATTCTTTCCAGTTTAGACAACACAGAAATTCAAAAGATTTTGCAAAGCAATAGTCCACACTATTCTTTGTCCTCAAAAGGTCAATTGTTTTTGAGAGAATACGAAGACTATGTTCAATTTCATCGCTATTCTTCTTTATCTGTAAAAATTCAAGAATATGATAAATACAGATCTCTTCTCCATTCTAGCAATTGCGAAGAAATTTTAATTTACATTTTTAAAGAAAAAGAAAATTCAAATAAATATCATCTCTTTTATCATACTGCATTATACCAATTATATGACACAATTCATGACTCGCTTAATGCTTTATGTGAATTTCTGACCGTTAAATATTTTATGGTTAACTATTCAGATGCACAAAAATGGTTAGCAGACGATCTTAAATATCTTCCTTTTGCAGAAGTTGCGCAAAATATCTATGTATCGCAAAAAGCTTGCCATGTTGTTACCCCTGACGATGCTGAGTATCTTTCTCAGCACCTAGGTTTTGATCTAAAGGCAATAATTAATACTATATACAAAGAATATCCATTAACATACACATTGTTTTCAAAGAACGACTTTTTATGTATGTTATCTGAAATGCAACAAATTTCATCTTTTGATTTTGAAAAATGGAATACTTACGCCCTGAAACAGCTAACAACTTTTCTTAAACTATCATAATATAATGTCTGAAATTCTTTACTTTGGGCACTATATGTAGTATTTTATACTTATAAAAATCTTAGGGAGGATTTACTATGAGGAAGAAACTATTACCTGCTATCTGCTGTGCATTACTATTATGTGGCAATGTATACGCTTCAGAGGAACAATCTACTGAAAACAATATGGAGGATATTATTGCTCAAGTTTATAGCATGTCTTTAAATGAGTTACGCAGTGCCTATATTAAGCTATATGCAAACTATACCGCAATTTGCGAAGTCTATGGAGCCGATACAAATAGTCAGCTTCTTCCTGACACATCAACAGCATATGGTGGCGATTTAAATCTTTCTTCCAGCGATATTGTTACTCTGCAAAATTCTCTAACAGTCGGAAACTTTAAAGCAATTTACAAAACTTTAAAATCAGCAAACTGTTCAGATGAAATATTAAATATGATTCAAGATGTTTTAGATATTCAAGATGATTTATATTTAAGTGCAGACGATTTTGAAGATGATTACTGGTATTTTCCTGCATCTAATAATTATATTTCAAGCACCACCCATGTAGTGCCTTACATTTATCTTGGAACAGGAGGTCTTCGCATAAAACTTGGATTTAGACACGATGAATGGTTATTTTTTGATCATACCAAAATTAAACTTGATAATGGAGATATTATTGAGACTAAATATGACAGATATAATGATATAACAACAGACTCAAAAGGTGATGGTGTAATGGAACGCGCAGATGTCTCCCTTTCCTATGAAGATCTTGAAGCAATTGCAAATTCAAAAAATATAACTATTCGCTTTTTAAATAGAGATAATACATATTTAGAATATACTTCTTCTACAGAAGCCTTTTCTAATATAAAGGCAGTCAAAGATTGTTATGACGTAAACGCTCAATAG